CACTAAAGACGAGCTACTAAAGTAGATAGGCATTGTATTTGGGGATAGGTTTGATGTTGTGGGAGCTACTTGATACGGATCTCGTGGTCGATCAGTCAATGGACTGCTCTACATCGATGAATTGCGAGAAATCTCGGAAGAAGGATACAGAGCTGCTACTCCTACAGTTAGAGCTCACCCAAATTCTCAGACGCTTCTTACCTCTAATGCAGGAGACGCTTTCAGCACTGTACTCAACGACTTACGAGAAAGAGCGCAAGATTACCCACCCAAGTCTTTTGGATACTATGAATACTCAGCTCCGCAGTATTGCAGAATAGACGATAGAAATGCATGGACTATGGCTAACCCAGCAATGGGGTACACGATCACCGAGGAAGCGATTGAAGAAGCGATTGCAACATCTCCTATTGAAAACACTCGTACAGAAACGTTATGCCAATGGATCGACTCGTTAAGCAGTCCGTGGCCTCATGGAATCCTTGAAGATACCTCTGATTCAACGCTAGAAATGTCGGTCGGTGCTTATACAGTGTTTGGATTTGATGTCAGTCCGTCCAGACGGAATGGGTCACTCGTTGCGGGACAGTTACTACCAGATGGACGGATTGGCATCGGTATTTTAGAGACTTATAGCTCACAAGTCGCAATCGATGAATTGAAGATGGCAGCATCGATCAAAGGCTGGTGCGACATCTATAAACCGCGCCTAGTTACCTTTGACAAGTACGCCACACAAACCATTGCAGATCGCTTGGCAAACTCCGGAGTTATGGTTGAGGACGTAAGCGGTCAGCAGTTTTATAAGGCTTGTGGTGACCTGCTAGAAGGTTTAGTTAATCATCGAGTAGTTCATAATGGACAGGCAGAACTGATTCAACAGATGAATAACTGCGCAGCCAAAGTCAATGATTCTGCGTGGCGCATAATTAAGCGAAAATCAGCTGGTGACATTTCTGCACCTATCGGCTTGGCGATGGTGGTTTCCAAGTTAATGCTGCCTGTGCCTAAACCACAGATTTATACTTAGACACGCCCTATCACATTGTCTAATTGCTTGACAAATGCTACACTTTCTGTCTATGGGTCTATTTACGCGTAAAGAATCAAACACCTCTAAGAGTGATCTATTGGCGCAATACGCCCCTCAGGTTTTGGCGAACAATTACACTTACATCTTATCGCCAACGATTGATCGAGCTTCTGCATTGGAAGTGCCATCCGTGGCACGTGCTCGTAATTTAATTTGTGCAACCATTGCAGCAATGCCTTTAGAACTTTACCGCAAATCAACCGGTGAATCATTAGGCAAGCCAGTTTGGATGGATCAACCAGCACCAAATCAACCACGTTCAGTAACTTTGGCTTACACAGTTGATTCATTGTTATTTTACGGATGGGCTCTATGGAAAATTACATCTCGGTATGCTGAGGATGGCAGACCAGCATCTTATGAGTGGATTCCAAACTCTCGCATTACTCCGCAATACGAAGGCTACAACAACACACTCATTAGTGGCTATGACATTGACGGAGTATTTTATTCAAACGATGATGTCGTAACATTCCAATCTCTCAATGATGGAATCTTAACAACTGGCGCAAGAGTTTTGCGTGGCGCATTAGATTTAGAAATTGCTTCAACATTGGCTGCAAGCACTCCGATGGCAACTGGTTACATTAAAAATTCTGGTGCAGATTTAGATCCAAAGGAAGTTCAAGGATTACTAGCTGCGTGGAAGTCAGCACGTCAAAATCGCAGCACTGCTTATTTGACTAGCACCTTAGAGTTCAAAGAAGCATCATTTTCACCTAAAGACATGATGTACAACGAAGCGAAGCAGGATTATGCAACACAAATTGCTCGCTTGATGAATGTCGATGCGTTTTATCTTTCAGCAGATGCTAACAACAGCATGACTTATAGCAATCTTTTAGATTCTCGTAAGCAGTTTGTTTCACTTACTTTACAGCCATTCATTACAGCAATTGAAGATCGTCTGTCAATGAATGATGTTACTGCTAACGGCAATGAAGTGCGTTTTGATTTAGATCATTCATTCTTGCGAGCAAACCCTATGGATGAATTGCTTGTAATTGAAAAATTGTTGGCTCTAGGTTTGATTGATGTTAATCAAGCAATGGAGATGACAGACTTAACACCTAACGGAAGCAATGGTATGGCATGACAAATCAGATCCTTACCTTCTCAGCTGATCTAACAGCGAACATCGAAGAACGAACAATCTCAGGAAAGATTGTGCCTACCGGCACAGGCGAGATTGGTAATACTTCGGCAGGTCGCGTTGTATTCGAGTCTAACTCGATTCAGCTTCCAGAAGATCCAAAAACAATTAAGTTACTTAATCAACATGACATGAAGCAGCCTTTAGGTAAGGCAACATCCTTCACAATGGATGAGAATGGCATTTATGCATCATTTAAGATTAGTCGTAGCAATCGCGGATCAGAAGCATTGATCCTTGCAGAAGAAGGATTGCAGTCAGGTCTGTCAGTCGGTGTCGAAGTAATCAAGGCAAAAAACAAGGCTGGCGTTATGCACGTTACAGCTGCAAAACTATACGAAGTTTCATTGGTAACCGAGCCAGCCTTTAAGTCTGCTCAGGTTCTCGATGTTGCTGCTGAGGAAACTCCTGAAGCAGTAGAAGAAGAAATCAAACCAACAGAAAGCGAGACAGTCTTGGACACAACTCCAGAGACAGTAGCGGCTCCAGAAGTTGAGGCATCGGCTGTAGAAGCTGCTCGCCCAACTGTTGCAGTTACTAACATCCGTCCACGCCTAAAGCCACTTACATCAGGTGAGTACTTAGAGGCGAACATCAAGGCAGCAATGGGAGATGACGCAGCTCGTCAACTCGTTCTTGCTACAGATGACACATCAACAAACACAGGTCTAACACTTCCACAGCACATGAACGAGTTTGTGACAACATCAATCGATGGACGTCCAGCCGTAGATGCAATTTCAAAGGGTGTTTTGCCAGCGTCAGGAATGTCATTCACAATTCCTAAGCTATCAACAGCACCAACAATCGATTCTGATTCAACAGAAGGCGAAGCACTAGGCGGAACAGAGATGGCTTCAACATACATCACTGTTGATGTCAAGAAGGCTGCCGGACTTCAGACAATTTCTTGGGAACTTCTAGATCGTTCATCACCTGCGTTTTACGATGAACTAATCAAGGAACTCAATTACGCATACGCTAAGGCAACAGATAAGGCTGTAACAGCAGCATTTGTTGCATCAGGCACACAGGCTTCAACACAAGCAGCAACAATTGCTGGTCTAAAGGCTTACATCTCAAAGGAAGTTCCAGCAGCTTATGCAGCAGCAGGAAAGTTCGCACGTAACCTTGTCATCAACACAGCATGGTGGGAAACAATCATGGCAGCAGATGACACAACTAACCGCCCACTATTCATGGCATCAAACCCACAGAATAACCCAGGTAACATCTCAGGTCAGTCAATCGTTGGTGACGTTCTAGGACTCAACACATTCGTTGATCCACACATGACAGTTACAACACTGATCGATGATTCAGCGTTCATCGTTGCTCCAGAAGCCTTTACATACTATGAGGCACCTAAGACAACTCTAAACGTTCAGGCTCTATCAAACGGCCGCTTGCAGGTAGCAGTTTATGGTTACTACGCAATTGCGCCTAAGGTCGGTGGCGGAGTTCGCCGCTTCAACCTCACCTAATACTAGGTAACTAAGTCGCTCTGAGGGGTAGTAGCCCTCTACCCCTCAGAGTCTTTAGAAAGGATCAGGATGTCATTAACAACAGTCGCAGAACTCCGTTCGACCCTTGGAGTCGGTACGTTGTATCCTGACGCAACCCTTCAAGAGGTATGCGATGCATCTGACGCAGTTTTATTGCCGATGCTATGGGGCAATGTGCATTACAACATTGCACACAGCAACACAACCACAACGGGCACACTTTATTTTGAAGAATTAGTTTCAGACATTTTTTACGTTGGTCAAACTGTCGTAGTCGGTAACAACGGATCCAAGCACAATGGATCTAAGACTATTACAGAGGTCGGAGATTATTCGATCACTTATGCCGTAACTGGCACTCCTACTGCTGAAGTCAAAAACGCAGTGGAGCCTTTTGGATCAGTTACAGGAAGTACAACAACAGACTGGACAGCCGATGCAGCCGTCCAAAATGCAGCTTTGATGATCGCTGTTGAAATCTGGCAAGCACGTACTGCAACCCTTTCGGGCAGTAATCTTGTTGATTTCCAGCCCTCTCCTTACCGAATGAGCGCACAGCTTCTCGCTAAGGTTCGAGGTTTAATCGCTCATGCGCTGAGCCCTAACACGATGGTGGGCTAATGACAGCTGCCATCACCACACTTCGCACGACTTTAGCAACAGCACTTGTCGATAATTCCAAGTGGCAGACTTTTGCTTTTCCACCTGCAACAGTCCTTGCTAACTCTGTGATCGTGTCTCCAGATGATCCTTATTTGACTCCAAATAATAATCAACACATTTCAATCAGCCCTCTGGCTAATTTTAAGATCGTTATTACTGTTCCTTTGTTTGATAATGAAGGAAACCTAAACGGGATTGAAGATAGCGTTGTAGGCGTGTTCACCAAGCTCTATAACAGTGGCTTGTCGTATAATGTAAGCGCAATCAGCGCACCTAGTGTTCTCGACGCGGCCTCAGGTCAACTTTTGTCGTGCGAGATGTCAGTCAGCATCCTAACGAGTTGGAGTTAAAATGTCCGAGTGGGAAAAAGAAAACGAAGCCTTCCTGATCAAGATCGGGCAGGTAGCACCAACCGCACCAAAGCCAGCAACTAAGAAAGAAGAGGAATAATCTCATGGCTGTATTTCTAAATAACAATGTGGGCGTGAAGATTAACTCTGTTGATCTTTCAGACCACGTCACAGCAGTAACAATTAACCGCGTATTCGATGAGCTAGAAGTTACTGCAATGGGTGACACAGCACACAAGTTCGTCAAGGGCTTGGAATCATCATCTGTCACTATCGACTTCCTCAATGACACAGCATCAGCGAATGTTCTTGCAACACTTCAGGCTGCATGGGGAACAACTGTCACAGCAGTATTCCTACAGACAAAGGGAACAGCAGTATCTGCTACAAACCCTCTTTACACTGTTTCATTGCTAGTCAATAACACAACAGACATCAACGGCGCAGTTGGCGATGTCGGTACTCAGTCAATCACTTTCACTGCTAACTCAACAGTTGCAGTAGCGACTACAGGATCATTCTAAACAATTAAACAAAGGGGCTAAACATGGCAAGACTAAAGATCGTTCGTACAGATGGAAGCGTATTAGAAGGCGAGATAACACCTGCCGTTGAATACGCGTTCGAGCAATACGCTAAAAAGGGTTTCCATAAAGCGTTTCGCGATGAGGAAAAGCAGTCGGATGTTTATTGGCTTGCATGGGAAGTCACTCGCAGATCAGGTGAATCTGTTAAGCCTTTTGGTATGGATTTCATCGAGACACTTAAAAGTGTCGAGGTGCTTGATTCAGACCCTTTAGCTTAAAGCGCGATCTCCCGTTCACCTACCTCATTGCTAGGCTAAGCATAAGGTTAGGGATCGCGCCTCAGCAGTTACTCGAATTAGATAAGACCATGCTTGAAGCATTAGTGCAAGGTCTTAAAGATGAAGCGAAGGAGATCAACGATGCCAGCAAGCGTAGTAGGCGGCATTAAACTTCGCAAAGCATTACGCGCCTATACCCCAGATCTGGCAAAGGCATTGCCGAAAGAGATCGCTGGTGCATTAAAGCCAATCACTAAAGCAGCGCGTGGATACTTACCAGATAATTCTCAAGTCTTAAGTGGCTGGGTTGCTCGTGAAAACTCTCAGGCTCGATTCCCTGCCTACGATGTAAAGATCGCTAGGGCAGGAGTTGGTTACAAGACAACTCCATCAAAGGAGAATCGCAGAGGATTTAGATCCCTTGCTCGCGTATTTAACAAAAGCGCAGCTGGTGCAATCTACGAAACAATGGGGCGCAAAACCCCTAACAGCCGCTTTGTGCAGAATCAAAATGCTAAATATGGCTCGACCATGAAAGGCGCACAGAAGATGGAAGGTCGCGCTTTATTCAGAGCCTACGATGAAAACAATGGCAAGGCTCGTGAAGCAGTATTGAAGGCAATCAAACTAGCAGGGGACAAACTCAACGCTAGAGCATCGGTGAAGGGTTAATCATGGCAAACATAGTCATCGACATTGCATCCGAGTTCACTGGGAAAGCCGCCTTTGCTAAGGCTGAGAAATCTACTTTTAATCTTGAAAAGAGCGTTAAAAAGTTAGCAAAGACCTTTGGAATTGCTTATTCTGCTCAGCAAGTTTTGGCTTATGGCAAAGCATCCGTTAAGGCTGCTGCTGCCGACCAAAAGGCTCAACAGCAACTAGCACTAGCTCTAAAGAATGTTGGTCTTGGTCAGGATGCAGTTCAATCCGAGTCCTACATCCAGAGCCTACAAACGCAGTTTGGCATAGTCGATGACAAATTACGTCCTGCCTATCAGACTTTGGCAGTTGCTACTCGCGACACGAATGAAGCACAGAAGTTACTTAATCTTTCGCTGGACATCTCGGCTTCAACTGGCCAGGATGTTGAATCTGTAAC